CCTTATCTGGGCCAAATAATTTTTTACTTGTTTGAATTCCTTTTGAATCTGCAACGAGTAATTCAACGACAGTCTCTGAAATATTACCAGTATATTTTTTATTAACTCTTGCAGTTTCATTAACAATCGTCTCAACCGATACAAACTCTAAAGTCGCTACCTGTTTATTAGATTCAGTGACCATGTTTCTAACAGAGTTCAACATCATCTTTTGTTTTTCAGCAGTGATTTTAAAATCATCTGCATCTTCATCATCAATTTTCACTATCAAATCAATATATTCTCCACCAGTTATTCCTTTACGACCTATCACTTGATCAATATCAATAAAAGTAATAGTCATTGATATAGATGGACTTTCAATACTTTCATAATAATCAATTATCGGATTTCCAGCGACTATATCATAATCCTCCTTCAATGAAGATCCCTCATTAGGGCGTAACATACATTTGGTGATAAGAAAACTATTTTCCATTATTGAATCATTCTTGCGATTTCTGGTGGTAATTTATTCGTATGAGGAGATAAAGATAGATATTGATTTCCTAAAGTATTAATAAAAGGAATAGCAGGTTTAGTTGTTTTTATTTGTGTATATGTTACCTGTGGTTTACTGTTTTGAACTGTTACAGGAGAGTTTGTATTCTTCACAGTTTGTGGAGTTGGATTTATAATTGTTTGAATCGCAGCAGAATTATTAGAAACAGATGACTTTAATTGATTAATCTCTTTAAATTTTAAATCATTTGCTTCTACTGGATTTTTTTTATCAAAATCAAATTTATTAAATGTCACAGCATCTAAAATACCACCTAATACTCTTCCAGCTCCAGTTGTAGTTTCACCATCTTTCTTCTTTTTATCATCAAAAACGGTAGTTTCACCATCTTTCTTCTTTTTATCATCAAAAACGGTAGTTTCGCCACCATATGTTGAATATCCTTTCGTTTTAAGCTTACCTTTTTCATCTGTATAGATGGCTTCTTCTGGAGTTCCATCCAATATCATTATTTTTTTCTTTATTTCATTATGTTCTGGTGAATGAAAACCATATGATTGAATTGCATCATTCTCTTGACTCTTTAATTCCAATTTCTTTATATTTCTTTCAGCATCTGCTTGACTCATGTTACCAGATACTACTTTACCTTTTTTCAGAGTAGCATTTGATTTTATGGTGAACGTATCATCTTCACCACCTTCAATATCAGGCGAAAAAGACATATTAGATTCTGATGACTTTTCAGATTTGCCTTTTTTATCAAAATCAAATTTATTAAATGTGAGAAAATCAGCGACACCACCTACACCCCTCTTTATGCCACCAACTGTTTTTTGACCAACTTCAAGACTCTTTGAACCAAGACTTTGTAGTCCCTTTCCTATATTTTGTATCGGCCCAGTCAATGCTTTTGCTATTTGTTTTCCAACCGCAGCTGTCGCTGCTACAATCAATCCACCACCAATTACCTTTAAAAGTAACGGTGCAATGACAGGGACTAATGGTAAGGCTAATGCTGCGATACCACCAACTGCAATTGCCTTTAAAAGACCTCCTAAGAAACTTCCTCCTCCACCACCACCTTGTTGACCAAATTCACCTGGCTGTCCTTTAGATCCCTTATCTCCTTTCACACCTTGCATACCTTGCATACCAAGAGCTCTATCCATCATCTGTTGCTTCTGCTTCGCATCTTGTTCTTCTAGAAGTTTATCCTCTCTCTCATCTTTCTCTAACTTATTCTCTATTATAATATAATTTGCAATATCTCTGATTTGTGTTTGCATTGTCTCAATGGACATCTGCAAACTCTCAATTAATAATTTGTTTGCACTAATCGCACTTATAGCAGAGTTTGATTTTGACAAGGCACTACTAGCCTTCTTATCGATTGAATCACTTCTCTCGAAAAAATTACTTAAATTTATTTTTTTACCTTCTTCATCCATACCTTTGGACGCCCTCTTGTTGTTGATTCTTTAGATTTTGTTCTTCAATATATTGCTTGAGAAGAGAAGTATAAATGTCTCTTTCCCAAGGCATCATATTTTCAAGTTCCGTCAAGCTGTATTTATGGTATTGCATGAGAGCAAAATTGATACGGTAATAGGACTCAAGATCCTCTCTTGCAATACTTAGGCGAAAAAATCGGACAGACCCTCCAGAACTACACTACCTTTTTCTTTTGTATTTGGATTTACAACTTCAATGGTATGTGATAATTTAGGCATTGTCGAAAAGAACTTTTCAACCTTTTTGTATTGTTGTGAATTTAATTGTTGTACAAATTCAAGTCTTTCATCTGGAGAATAGTCTTTTGCCTCCCATGCATCTTCGCCAGTGTAAATGGTATCCATGCAATCAGCGACAACTCTAAAAGTTTTATCAACCATAGTTTCCGCTTCATCCTCTGTATCAAAATTACTTTCAATAAACTGATTGAGTGATGGATACTTCATACGAAGAGACATCTTATCATCTAAAACAATATCAATCTTATGATCTTTTGGTTTGATGACTTTGATCTCATCCACATATATTGTAACTGGTACTTTTGTCTCTCCATCATCAGGACAAGTCACAGTTAATTTAATATCTTCACCGATAGACTTAGCACGAATATTTAAAAATAAAAATTCAATATCAAATGTAGGAAGATCATCAACTTTAATACCTCTTGTTAAAATGCATTTCTTCAATACATCAGTCACGGCATTTGTGATTTCATTTTGACTCTTTGATTCCAATGCTAAAATTAAAATCTTTTCTTCTTTGACAAGAAATGGTCGATATTTAATTTTTTTACTTGATGATGGTAACTTCAACTCATAGGTTGGAGTTTCAATGGTTGGTAAAGGCATAATTTATTATTCAGTATTTTATATAGGAGGGTTTTTTTTGAATTAAATAAATCCAGCACCGTCTCCAATTTGATATTTTGGATCAATAGTTTGACCAGCAAATTGACCAGTATTTTGTTCAGAAAAATAAGATCCCATATCAAATCCTTGTTGATCATTTGAATTTACAACATTATTTGGTGTATTAATAACTTGTTTTTGAATGTCTTTGTTATTAAAAGTAGTGAAGAATCTATCATATGCAAACTGTATAGTACATTTTAACACATTTGAGTCGCCATAGGCAACTCTCATTGAAGTTAAATCACTAGGCCAAACATTAACAAATTCATACATTGTGATATCGGACTGATAACTTGAGTTTCTTGATTCTCTTATGAAAGTATCTCTTTCAAATTTTGTAATATGAATTGTTTCCTTATACTCCTCTGGATAATTAAAGCGTGAGTATGCACTTGATTCTCTTGAACCAGTTTGAATTGGATTAATATATGACATCCAAGACTCTAATACTTCTAAAATTACATGATCTGCATCACAATAAAAACTCAAATTTAGTGGAGGAAAATTTCTAAGATTAGGAAACTCTTCTTGAATGCCTTGGCGATGTCCAATCGCACTAGAAGGGACGTAACTTGTGCCTGGAATTTCAGCTTGAGTGCATAATAAAGACATCTTTTCCATGAAACCCTTTCCCTGAGTTCTGGTTGATCCTTGGCCGAGAGAACTTAAAGTTGATAACCACTCTCCTCCAAACGAAAACATTACCTGATAATAGGTATCAAGAGAGGGTCTTGCAACTGTATCTCTAATTTTATCTATTCTATCTTGAAATATTTGATTTCTTTTTGGAAATGACACGATAAATAAGTTTAAGTTGTTATTATTATATATGAGTTATAAAGGGATATATAGACCTTCTAACCCTAAAAAATATAAGGGCAATCACAGTAATATTATTTATAGGTCTCTTTGGGAGAGAAAATTCATGAATTACTGTGATTTGAATGAGAATGTGCTTGAATGGGCATCTGAAGAATTTTGGATACCCTATAAAGATCCAACCACTAATCGTGTTCGTAGGTATTTTCCTGATTTCTTTATTAAATATAAGGACAAGGATAATAATATTCGTAGATCAGTGATTGAAGTGAAACCATTGAGAGAGACTCTTGAACCAAAGGTGACAAAAGGTAAGTCAAGAAAAACTCTAATAAATGAATCAATGACCTACGCTAAGAATCAAGCAAAGTGGAAAGCTGCAAGAGAGTTTTGTGATGATCGTAAATTA